ATGGAAGCAAAAATAATGGATGTATTGCGAAGAATGCAACCGGTATTAGATGAAATACAACTACGTGAGCTGAAAGAAGTGTTGCAGATGACATTTACCGGATGCAGAGTAATTCAGGAAACGGATCTACAGGTTGTAGACAGGAGCTGGGAAGCGGATCTGGAAGAGTTTCTGATGAGTAAAGCACTGGAAGGAAAAGCATCAAAGACAGTGAAGCAATATCGGTATGAACTGGTTCGGTTACTGACCTATATCAATAAGCCAGTGAAGAACATAGATTCAGGAGATATCTCTGGATTCATGCGGACTTATAAAATGATCCGCAAGGTAGCGAACCAGACACTAAAGAATGTCCGGGCGGTGTATAGCAGCTTCTTTGGATGGCTGCGTGATCGTGACCGGATCCGGAGAAATCCGATGGTGCTGGTGGAATCTATCAAAGTAGAAAAGAAGATCCGGAAACCATATACCGATGAAGAACGGGAGAGGATGCTGCGGAAATGCAGCAGTCTCCGGGATAAAGCGTTACTAGAATTCCTATATAGCACAGCAGTCAGAGTATCGGAGCTTGCAGAGATTAACAGGGAAGATATCCGGTATGCGAATAAAGAGCTGATTGTATATGGAAAAGGAGCGAAAGAAAGGACGGTGTACATCAATGAACGAACCAATATGTACCTGAAAGAATATCTGGAAAGCAGAAAAGACAATAATCCGGCACTATTTGTCGGAAGCAAGAAACCGAATAGCCGGCTGACGAAAACAGGAATTGAGGATATCATCCGGCGGATTGGAGAGAAGGCGGGCGTAGAAAATGCGCATCCGCATCGATTCCGGAGAACAGCTCTGACGAATGCACTGAACCGCGGAATGCCTCTGCAGGAGGCTATGATATTTGCAGGACATGCAAAGTCAGAGACAACCATGCGATACTGTACGGTGAATCAGGAAGGTGTACGGTATCATCACTTTAAATATTTAAGCGCATAAGTAAATAAATTCCTTTATTTACACTCGGCATTGGTCGGGTGTTTTTGTTATGCGCTTTTATATATGTAACTTTATCAACCAGTCAAAGGAGGGATTCTGAACTAAGTAGCAATTTAACCAAAACTAACACTGTTTTAGAGAACAGGAAACCAATATTCATTGATTCAACGGCGCAAGGAACAGCAAATTTGGATACCAATAGCTTTTTGAAAGCTGGCGTTACATATGCTTTCATCGTTATAGTTTCCTCCAATATCAGCAGTGAAAGCTATAAACAGGAAATCGCTTGTGCATTAAACAATGTAAATATGGGGAATAACGGAAACTATTACAAATTAGTTTCTACTTTTACAGGAAAATGTAGCAAAGGCGATAAGCTTCATATTACTTCGTACAAAAATGGAGGCACATGGACTCTTTTTGCGACAAGAGCTATTTTTATACCAGTTAGCTAATTAGCTAAAATAAGCCGTTGTTGCAATCATTACGAATGAGGCACTATCTGTACCGACGATATATACTCCACCATTTTTTATGTATATACGTGCTTGTGTTCCAGCAGGTCCACCATTATGCATAGCTATCGGAATAAGACACTCGAATTCGTCATAACCATTTGGTGTCATTCCTGACGGGACACTGCCGAGAGCCTGATCGTTTGCAAATTTTCCATTGTCCGAAAATCTTATCGATCCAGCAACAAATACCATGTGACCTATTTTGCGGAATTTTAGCTTTTCTGAAAGATTATTTGCATTAGTCATATATTTCCAACCAGAATCGGCAGTTGCCGTTTTCAAATTGCTATTTAGTTCAGAATCCCTCTAAAAAGAAGAAAGGAGTAACGATGAATATACTTTTTTTAGACCAGAAAGAACCAGTTGAAGGAAAAGTAGTCAAACAGGATGATTCACATATTCTAATTGAAGGGGTAGAGAAAAACACTTCTGGGTTTCGACTACTTACAGAGAAAGGATATGTTTTTGGTAAGTATGAAGAGTTTACTACACTTTATAAAGAAGAAGAAAATGGATTTATTCTGTCTAATGACGGAAGTGTATATGTAGAACCGGAACCAATGCCAGAACCAGAACCAGAACCGGAACCGGAACCATATGAACCAACTTTGGAGGACTTGCAAGAGGCTAAAGTAGCTGAAATGAACATGGCGCAACAGGGGATTATTGCTGCAGGTGTGGATGTCGTTCTTACGGATGGAACTACAGAACATTTCACGTTGGAAGATCATGACCAGACAAGTCTTGTCGGATTACAGAGCCAGGTTGTCGCTGGAGAAGAGAACATTCCGTGGCACACATCGGACGAAAAACAGCATTGCAAATTCTATAGTAATGCGGATATGAGAAAAATTACGACAACTGCAATGAACTACGTGACCTGGCACGTAACATATTTCCGCGACCTTCGCATTTACATCCGTTCTCTGGAAAGCAAGGAAGATGTAGAAAAAGTCACTTACGGAATGGATATTCCAGAAGCATACCAGTCAGAGCCATTGAAAGCAATGATGGCTCAGAAATCATGAAGAAATTAAGACCGCTGATTCTGTTTACGATTGGCGGTCTGATTTATATATTGATTGAACTTGTTGCAAGAGGGCACACTCATTGGACGATGTTTATTGTTGGAGGGGTGGCGTTTTTCCTTATTGGTTGTATCAACGAAAAATGCCGGAAGATGCCATTGGTAAGGCAGATGTTGATCGGTGCGATTGTGATTACTGCATTGGAATTTGTATGTGGCTGTATCGTGAATTTATGGCTCGATTGGAATGTTTGGAATTACAGTAATATGCCATTCAATTTATTTGGTCAGATATGTTTACCGTTTTCAATTTTGTGGTTCTTCCTATCAGCCGTAGCAGTTGTACTTGATGATTATATAAGACATTTATTATGGGGCAAGAAAATACCGCACTACAAATTATTTTAAAGAGGATGTCTGAAATGAAAGATGTAAATGAGTAGTGGAGTAGAGGTGAAATTATGGATAATATTATAGAAGTACAATTTAACGAAATGTTGCAAAGAACACGAAGTATCTGGCAGTATGATTACGGACAGGTTCTAAAAATTCTATCGGGTGGGGTGGTACTACCAAATTTCCTAGAGGTGCATTTCTCCTTATCAAGAAATAATAAAGAGTGCATTACTCGTATAGGGACAACAGTAAATGGGGTAACCGAGGTTCAAATACCAAACGAATTATTGAACACCGAAAATAAAACACATGATTATTTTATATATGCATTTATATATGTATCTACAGAAAAATACGGAAATACGAAATGTGAAATAATTATACCAGTAAAATCCCGAATCAAACCAGAGAACCCATCAGAAGAACCATTGCCAGAGCCGAATATATTTCACGAAACGGTTGAAGCTGTTAATGCGGCAGCTGATCGGGCAAAGATGGCAGAGCAGAATGCAAAGGAAAGTGCGACAGAAGCCGGTAAGCATGCTGCTAGTGCATCGGAGAGTGCAGTTACAGCAGAAAAGACCAAGGAAGATGCTCTTAGGAAAGTCGGAGAGAAAAAGCAGGAAGCAATCGAAGCTATCCAGAATCAGGAAGAGACCTCTGTAGGCAATCTTACTACTCACACTGATGGCGAGATCCAACGGATTCAAAATCAGACTGCAGAGTCCAAGGGAGAACTTGAACAGACCATTATAAATGCTGGTGTTTCCGAGGAAGAACTGGATGAGTCTATTCAGACTGCTAGTGACACTAAGACAGCACTGGACAAGTCGGTGGAGCTGGCGAGAACTGCAAAGACAGAGCTGGATACGTCCACACAGAAAGCTGGTGAAGCCAAGACAGCTTTGGACGGATCCGCGAAGACTGCCGGTGAAATGCAGGAGACTTTGAGCGCGACTGTGAAGCAAGCGGGTGCATTGGACACTTCTCTTGGTGAGAAGATTAAAACTGGGACACAGCTCAAGACAGACCTTACAGCTTCCGGCGAAAAGGCTGTACAGGACATTCAGACAGCTGGAAGTGAACAGCTGGGTAAGATGCAGGCAGTGGCGGAAGAGTTCACAGCTGATCGGGAGCAGATTGCGACCAACAAAGAGGATATTGGTTCACTACAGGAAGATTTATCCAACAAAATTACAAAGTTCTATGCATCGAATCAGGGTGAAACTCATCTGGCAGATTCTGACAATGGCAAAATCATGGATATGATGCTGTATGGACGGAGTGAGCAGAAGCAGTATAAAGGCATAAATTTATTACCGCCTAACATTAAATATAGCGAATTTATAGAAGTTTCGATTCCAAAAGAAACAAAAGTTTTTGCAATTACAGATGGAACAAAATTCAGTGGCGGTAACTTCCTTTTTTTTAATGCGGACAAAACAAAAAGAGAGTGGTTCGGACTAGACAAAGATGCTACTATATCGACACGTACATTAACTATTGATGCGAAATATGTACAGAATCTTTTAGAACCCGGTTTCGATTTATCAAAAGTATGTTTAGGTATTGGAAATGAACCAATATATGAACCTTATGTTGGAGGTCAGCCATCCCCATCACCGGATTATCCGCAGGAGATAAAAAGAGTGGTGAATCCGACTATGAAGGTGTGTGGAAAAAATTTATGGGATAATTTTAAAACATTATCATTAGGAAACGTCGAACAAAAAAATGGAACATATATAGCAACAGCAGATACTATGCAAGTAGACATAACAAGTAGTTCTATTGGCGCCAGACCGTTGCTTTTAAAAGCGAATAATGCTTATACATTTTCATTAAAAACCACAGTTAGTATTTCAAGTCCTAAAATTGTATGTTTAAGATACACGAATGGTGAAAGCAATAACATTATTTTTACAAACAAGAATTTTGTTAATTTTGTTCCCGAAAGAGATGTAGAAAAAATAGGCTTTATTTTATATGAAAGCGTTGCGGGAGATAAAGCATATGATGTCCAGTTGGAAATGGGTTCAGAAGCTACAGCTTACGAGCCATACACCGAGCAATCCGTCCAGCTCCCCTACACTCTCAACGCCATCCCAGTAGCATCTGGCGGCAACGTCACAATCAATGGACAGCAGTATATTGCGGATTATGTGGATGTTGAGCGTGGAAAAGTAGTTAGAATGTGTGAAAGGAAAAAACTTAATACAAAAAACGGGGTTATTAATGAAGAATATAGATTAGCCTTTGACATTGCACCTTATAGTAGAATTGGTAATGACCAGTGCATATTTTCAGCATTTGAATGGACGGCCTGGACAACATGTGCAGTGGGATCAATGGTATATATTAAAAATATACAAAAACCAAATGATGAATTATATACCGCGCAAGAATTAAAGGAGCTGAGTATTGATTTTGATGTGATTTATCAATTATTAGAGCAACAAGAAACCGACCTCACACCAGAACAGACACAGGCATTAAAAGAACTTGTAACCTATTATCCAGTAACAAACATCAGCGTCAATTCAGAGCAGTTGGACGGATATACAGTATTTAACTACCCGATTTCCATGAAAAATGGATGGGATTATGTAAAGAAGCAACTTAACGACAACCGAGATTACATCTACGACATGGACGCAAAGACACAGGATATCGACACACAGTCGGCAGAAGCCTATGTAAATTCCGAATATGCCGTGGCACTTACAGAATTGGAGGTATGATTATGTTATACAAGACACTGAAAAAATTAAAGGAAAGAAACGGTCTGACAGAAGATCTGAAAAATAAGATTGACATTTTCTTCGCCACGGGCAGGATTACTGAGGAACAGTATAATGATCTGATGGATATTGGCAATGAAGAAATTCGCTAAAAATGAAATTCTATATTATTGTGAAATCGAATGTATACAAGGAAATATTGTTGAATGAGCCAAAAGTACAGGAAGCTATTAAACGCACACGAGGAATTATAGTTTTTGAAAATGAGGTATCGAAAAAAAACGAACTCTCTTGAAAATCTCTTAACCATTACATTATCTGATACAATCAAAATAAAAATATCAGAGAGGTAATGGAAATGGAGAAATGTGAATTTTGTAGCAGAAAGGTACTCTTTGGCAAAAAGGATATGAGCAATCTGTTGAGTGCACGTCCGGTGGTACTTGCTAAAGGAGATCCGGTAAAACGGTTGGAATTGTGGCTGTTCGGTGGTGAAGTTGATGAACAAAGTGTACTACACATTGGTGTATCGGATTACGGCGGTGAAGAAAACATGATGGAAATGAATATACCGATTAACTACTGTCCGAGATGTGGCAAGAAATTATAACAGAATAACAGACAAAAGGCAGACTCTTCGGAGCTGTCTTTTTTAATGGAGGAAATTATGGATATTAGAGCAAAACCAGAAAAAGCATTTTCATAAAATATACGAAAGTGAGAATAGAATATTGAAAGCATTTTTATTACAAACATATATGATCGCACTGCCGATTTTTCTTGGATACATCGTGTGGTTGCTACAAGAGCAGAAAAAGAAACAAGCTACGGATGCAAAGGAACGTGATGCCAGGATTGCGGAAGAAAAAGAAGTCCGTAACGCTAATAGCGCTGGAACAATGCTACTTTTGAGAGTACAGCTTATCGAATACCACGACAAGTATATGAAACTTGGAACAATACCGTCATATGCATATGAAAATTTCTGTGAGATGTATAAAGCGTATCACAGGCTAGGCGGTAATGGAATGATAACGAAAATGATGCATGAAATAGAAGAATTGCATCTGAAAGAAAAAGGAGATTAAGGCTATGGAACAGATTTTAAATTATGTAAAACCAGAATTGGTTGTAGTTGCAATTGTACTATACTTTGTTGGAATCGGTTTAAAAAATACCGAAAAAATAACAGACAAGTATATTCCAGCGATACTCGGTGTTGTTGGAATTACTATCTGCGGTATCTACGTGGTAGCAACTTGCGACCTTAAAGGCACACAAAATATTGCAATGGCTATTTTTACGGCAATTGTACAGGGAATTTTAGTGGCTGGACTTAGTAATTATGTGAACCAGTTGATTAAGCAGATGAATAAGGACGAATAGACACATACAGATGAAGCTATTTGTTTTAACACCAAAAGTTAGCGGTAGAAAGGAAATGTTATGGCATTAAACGGAATCGACATCAGCAGCTGGCAAAACGGGATCAATCTTGCGGTTGTACCATGTGATTTTGTGGTGATCAAGGCGACAGAGGGGATAAATTATGTAAATCCGGATTATATGAGAGCCTATGAGCAGGCGAAAGCTGCCGGAAAATGCCTTGGAATCTACCATTATGCCAACGGCGGAAACATTCAGGCGGAAGCGGATTACTTTTTAGGAAATGTTGGCAATCGTCTTGGAGAAGCAATGCTTGTCCTGGACTGGGAAGCAGAAAACAACAGCTCCTTTAGTAACTGCGATTACGCCTGGTGCAAGTCTTGGCTAGATTATGTATACAGTAAGACCGGTGTGCATCCGATCTTATATTGTTCACAGTCGATTGCATATAAATTCGACAATATAGGTAACTATGGCTTGTGGATCGCACAGTATGCGGATAACGATCCAACTGGCTATCAGGATGTTCCTTGGAATGAGGGAGAATACACCTGCGCGATCCGGCAGTATACATCTTGCGGAAGGCTATCAGGGTATGCAGGCAACCTCGATCTGGATAAATTCTACGGAAGCAAAGAGGATTGGGGCAAGTACGCTGTAAGCGATAAGACGAACGTAGTTGTTCCAGAACAACCAGAGACGCCAAAACCGGCAACAGCATCTCCGGAAGGATCTACTTTAGATCTGGCGCACCAAACTATGCTTGGAGAATTCGGAAACGGAGAAGACCGGATCCGGAATCTCGGAACCAGGTACGAAGAGGTACAAAACTTCATAAATCACATTTGGGTGACAAGTATAGACAATCTGGCACAGGAAGTATTATCCGGCAGATATGGAAATGGAGATGTGCGCAAGACAGTTCTTGGAAGTCGATATAACGATGTACAGGATCAGGTTAATGCCGGAAACGCACAATACTATACCGTGCAGAGTGGAGATACTCTTTCCAACATTGCCAGCAAATACGGCACAACCTACCAGAAGATTGCACAGCTCAACGGCATGTCTAACCCGAATCTGATTTATGTAGGGCAGAAACTTAGGATAAAATAATAAGCTGTCAATTCATAAGAAGATGTGTTAATATCCTATTATAAATAAGGAAGAAAAATACTTCCATCTTGTATGTGCAAACGAACTTGCCCAC